TCGGTCCCATCACTGGCGATCAACGTCGCGTTACCGGAGCCGGTAGGCTTCCAGGCGTAGATATTGACGATGTTGCCCACCGCCTCCCAGGAAAACGTGGTCGTACCGACGCCGGGAGCAGTACTACCCATCAGCTGCACGTCCACGTGGTCGATAGTGGCGAAGCCGGTCGTGACGGGAGTCGGGTTGGCACCGTCAAGGACGACGGTGCCGGTCATTACCTCTTTCCCTTCGCGCACGTGCTCAGCCATAGCACCTTGAAGGCTCATAATCAGACCTCCGTAGCATGGACAAGCAGGTCGTCAGTCGTGCCGTCAGTGCCGCCATGCTGGAACGGCAGCTTGCGATACTCGACCCAGACCACGCCGTCTCCCGCGGTGGCTGCCTGCGTCACTTGCGCAATCAGCTGGTCCCCCGGCTTGAGACGCACGCGACTTGTCATGTCGTAATAGTTGACGAGGCCCGCGTCAAAGCTCGCGTCGACGGTAATCACGCCGCCGTCCCCGTCTCCACGATCGTAGGTACCCGCGCCGTCAGACGCGTTGATATCCATAGCGATCACGGCGCCCGAGCCGTGCGTGTAGGCAGTCGTGCCGGTCACCCCGACACGAATGATTTCCACTGGCGTCGCGGGGGTCCAAGTGAACTTATCCCCCACCAGGTCAATGGCGACTTCACCTGATACGATGAAGTCATAAGTGCGATCATCACTCATTGCTTGCGCTCCCCTTAGCTGCTAGTCACGTGGATAACGCGAGCGTAGTTCGCGGTGTCCCACACAAGGCCGGACTCGATGGTGCCCACCCAGCCCACGTCGCGGAAGCGCCCCAGGTCCTCGGGGATACCGGCTCGAAGCTCGGGTTCCTCGATGGTGGCCAGCACAACCGGGTCGGCGCCGAAGAAAACGGCTTCGCCAAGCACGCTACCGGAGCCCAGGGCGTCGGAGAGCGCGTCGTCGTGGTTCGTTTCCAGAAGCATGAAACCTTCCACGTCCTTCATCTGCCCGTCCATCAGCGGCTGACTGGTAGACGGTGCCAACCAGTCCTTGTACTCGGGGTCGTTCTTGATCCCGCGCGCTGCTTTGGTCGACAGAATGCCGATGTACTTGCCGTTACGGAACTTGGGTACCTTGAGCGTGCGCAGCTCGTCGTGAATGGCCCGAAGGTCAGCAATGGACAAGTTCGTATCCGCCTGCGAGGACGGCGTGCCATCCGTATCGAACACGCCGCCAGTGGCCTGCGGAATGTACTTGTAGGGAGTCGACTTGAAAGCTGTTGCCACCATGTCATCCATGGTCAGCTTCATCTGGTCCCGAAGTACCCGCTGGAACTGGTTGGTCAGGTCGAAGTGCGTCAGGTTCTTCTCGAATTCCGTCATCGGAATCTTGAAGCCCCATTCGCTCACCCCGATCTGGATGGTGTCGATGGCCGGACGGCCTGACGGAAGTCGATCAAGCTCGCTCACGCGGGCTGCCATGGGCAGCGGGAACACGCGAGTGATTGTGATTGACTGGCCTTTGCCCTTCCCGAAACCTGATTCAGGACGAGCAAACTTCATGAACTGAGCGTCTGCAATCGCGGCACGGCGCAGATTAGAACTCAGTGCATGGTCCTTAAATACGCCCGACGGCGCGTCCCAGACCCACATGATGGCATCCCCTCAGTTAGATTAACCCCTTGTCCAGCTGTTCTTTCTTCAGCTGATCTACGAACGACGGGAACTTTTTATCTCCCCCGCCACTTCCGTTCATGCGTGAACCACCCCCTACCCCCGCGGTGCGGTTCACTGGCTGTGCCGGCTGCTGCGCCTGTTGCTGCTGCTGCTGCTGCTGCTGCTGCGGCGCGGCGATGCCAAGTTCGTTGCGCATGCGCGTTGCGACGCGCGACATAAACCCGTCCGGGTCAGACAAGATACCCTGCTGCGGGTCGATATTGCGCTGCTGCATCGCTTCCCGTTCGGCCAGGACCGCACCTTTGAGCGTGATCGTCTTGGACGCCAGGTCACTATAGTCCTGCTGGAAGCGATTCCATACCTCGTCCAGCTGCTGTTGGACGGTCTGCTGACTCGTTTGTTTCTGCTGGAACGAATCGAGCGATGAAGACAAGCGCTGCTGCATTTCCTGTTCGAACCGTTGGGCCAGCGCTTTCTTGAAGGCGTCGGGCTTGTCCACCGGGTCCGGCAGGTCGCCGAAGTCGATCGGCTGGGCTTGTGGTTGCTGGGGGGTTTGCGGTTGAGCTTGTGGTTGCGCCTGGATCAAACGGTCGACGGTCTGCTGCCACCGCGCACGTTCCTCGGCGAACGCTTGTTGGTTCTGCTCGAAGCGTTCTTCCATCGCCCGGAGTTGGGCTTGAACCGGATCGACCTCGGGCTCAGCCGTGGTGTCTTCCTCGCCGATGTTCGGAAAGGTGATATCCGTTTTCAATTCCGTTTCCGGTCCGCCGTTCTGGGGGTTTTGATGCTCTTGGGCCATACGTCACCTCGTTGGTTGTTAAAAAGGTATCATCTATTACGGTTTCGTCAAGCTTTGCGACATACGCTTGCCCGCCGATGCTACCTGTCTTTCCCGTTGCTCAAGCGTTCGACGGAACGCACGGGCAGAGTGTAGGGCCAACCATTGTTGAATCGCAAACTGCGGATCGAGCGTTTCACCAGCATTTAACTTCGCCATCACCTGATTAATAATCCGTTTTTCCTCTCGATCCAGAATGTCTTCCGTTTCCTCCCGCAGACGCGCCGCCAGCTGCCCCTGACGGATCGCGCGGACCGCGACTTCTTCACTGTGCATTCATGCCTCCCGGCGGCTGTTGCTGCGGCTGTTGCTCGCTTTGCTGCAGCGTTGCCATTACCTGGTTGAGCATTCGTTCCTTCTGTGACAGCTGAAAGTCCAAACTGTCCACCCCGAACAACTCCATCAGCTTATCGGTCAACTTACCAACGTCATGCTTGGCGAGGAACGCCTGCATGAGAATGTCGCTCTGGGCAAACGTCTGGAGCATGGACAGCAGCCCCTGCAGCATCACCTGACGATCCACCAACCCGGACAGCGCCCGCACTCGGAACTTGATTCGACGGTCGCGGAATTCTTCTTTGCGCGCCTGGAGCATTGCCGCTGTTTCCGGCCCTAGCTCGGCCGCGAGTCGTTCGTCGGTGAAATCCATGTGTTGAAGCGCCGTCTGGAAAACCAACGTCAGCGTGGGTTCGAGCAGCCGTGCCTCGATCGTCCGGGCCATGGAACGAATCATGGCGGACCCGGACTGTTGCACCTGGTTGACCTCCGTAGCGGTGATATCGCCCTTGGGCGGCACCTGCCCCAAGGCAATCTCCGACAACTTGGCCCCCTCGCGCATTTCCTGTTTAAGCGCCCGCCAGACAGTAATGGCCTCGGGGGGAAGCTGCCCCAGGTCGATCGCCTTCATGAAATCGGCCGGCGCCATGCCTTCCTCAAGCTCGAAAACGATGTTGGGGTAGAACCCCCCTTCCATCTGGCTCGGGTCCTTGAGCATGTCCGGCTGCGCCGCGTAGGCGTTCATGGCCGTGGTGTAGATGGCATCCATGATCAGGTTGGTCAGCTCCACGAAGGCGTCCGCGGGGTCCGACCAGTCTTCCGCATAGGTCCGCCCATAGATGCTGAACGGCACCGTGACCATCGGCGTGAACACCATCCAGTCGCGCTTGTGCCAGAACGGGTTTTCTTCCGGGCCGCGAATGACGTATCGCTCGTTGGCGACCACCACCAGCGCGTTCTCCGCGGCCACCGTGCCGTCCGGCAGGAGGACGGTACACAACCACTCGTCGATGGTGATGGGCGTCCGCCCGGCGTTTGTTTCCTTGCCCGAACCGTGGCCGCTGGATCGTTCCTGCTCGTTGCGACGATCCTCATCCACGTCCGCGCGCAGCTCCATGATCATGTCGATGTCATACAGCGGGGCGCCACTGCCGTCTGCTTCCTGCGCCATTTCCAGCAGGCGATGCTTGTCGACCTCGTAGCGGCGCAGCCGGTATAGGTTGCGCCCCTGCGCGTCGGCGAAATATTCCCGCGGGTCGACGCTGTTGACTGCGGGCCAGCCGCCCTCATGCGTCTCCCCGTAGGTGACGGACAGGCAGCAGGCCATCAGGGACCCCAGCTTCATTTGATCTTCAAACACAGACGAGAAATCCGTCACGTGCCCGTCATGCGTCCGGCCGACCTTGCCCAGCAGCACTTCCATGAATCGTTCAATATGCGGCGTCAGCTCGTTGGATTGCCCCGTCTCGTCGACCGCCGTGAACCACCGCCCGCCCTGAGTCAGCGCCTCGCGCATGGCGGCCGCCCAGCGGTCGACGAACTGCGGCGTCTCTGGCATGACGAACTTGGCCTGCCAATCGGCCTTCTTGCTGTGGTCGTACCGGCCCCAATACCGGTCCCAATTGGCCCGCCACACTTCATCACGCGGGGAAGGCCCAGAACGCCGCGCTTCCTCGGCCTCGATGCGATAACTGTCCAGCACTTGGGCAATCACCAGCTTGTCCGTGCCCTCTTTCTGGACCTCGGGTTCCACGTCTGGATTGTGAACGGGCAGCATGTCAGCCATGGGGCCTCCTTATAGTGCGTGGGCGAGCATTACCAGCTCGTACCGCGGCTGGCGTGGTGTCGGCCTCGCCACCTGGCCAAACAGCACAGGGCGAGTGTACACGTCGAACAGGCTGCGCTCGAAGCGTAGTGCGCCGGCACTCACATAGAGCCGATACAACCGCCCGTCATTCTCTATCGTCGGCCCGCCGTAGGGAGAATACACCTCGTCCCATGCGTTCGGGACGAAGGGCTCCAATCGGATAAGATTGTCTCCCTCGTTTCGCATGATGATGTAGTGCTGCCCATCCACGATATCGGTGAAAACCATCGGTCGTAAACGTCGCTTCGACGGTACCGCGTCCGTTTGGTCATAGAACCTCCACCAGAAGGGCGGCATCCCTGAATCGAGCCTGTACGTTCGACTATGCTCGACTGCGATGCCTAACAACAAACGTTTATCGTGCGCAATGACGGTCGCGCTCGACGTTTCTTCCGCCAACCCCACATCAATCAGGGTTATCTGAACGATCTGCGCCGCAATCGCCGTATTGGCTTCTAGCGCCTGCCCTATAGTCGCCACTTTGGCGCCAGAAACAGAAAAGGCTCGGTGCTTCGCCTTCGCTCGGTTAACAAGCGCGGGGTCCGTTTGGAGCGCATTGACGAAAACTGCGCCGCTCGTCTCCGTCGCCAGGCCCACGTGGGCGACTTTACGCCCCGACCCCAAGGATTGAGCTGTCGAAGTCTCGAACGCCCTCCCTATCGCCGTGGCAGGCACCGCCAGCGCCACGGTAGCGCTCGATGTTTCCGCTGCGGTTCCCACGACGATGGTCCGGGGGACGGCTATCGCGGTCGCAGTGCTGGTTTCCACCGCCGTGTGGACCACAAGGTCCAGCTGGAAGGTGACGCGGTTCGCTTGGTCCTGCCCGGTCAACAGGTCGACCTCCACCAGCCGCACGGGGAGGGCCGGGTTAGCGGAGTCCGTTTCCCT